GTATCGGGCTCAACAATCACATTCACAGCAAATCTTGTAAATGGCACAGACGTAGTTGATTACATTGTAGGAATGGGCGACGTATTCAACGCTGGTGCGGTTGCAGACGGTACAGTAACCCCAGCAAAACTTGCCTCGACTCTCGTCTTGGACGACACACCCATACGAACTAATATAAACTCTTTAAATAACTCGGTAACAGTTGCAGCCAATCAGAACGCTTTTGTTGCTGGGCCAATAACAATTACACAACCATTAACGATTAATGGGACATTTACGGTGGTATAGATGGCATCAGAGCTAACAGTACAAACAATCAAAGCGCCGACGTCTGGTGGCAATGCTAATAAGATTTTGGTTGGTAGTGGGCAAGACCTTATAGCCCCTGGGCATGTCATTGGATATACTCAGTCTCCATACACATCAACAACTGTGTATGGAAGTTCTAGTGTGTTAACTATGGACTCTCCTTTAAATGGGACATACAGCTATACCACAAAAAGTGCAAATTCTTTATTAAGAATCCATGCTCACTTCGCTCCGATGAGACATTTTGTTACGTGGGAATTTCATGCGCTTAGAATGTTTTATAGCACTACTGGTTCAGGTGGTTCTTATACGCAATTTTATACAGGAACACAGGGTAATTATACTGAAGGCTATAATGTAAGCGCTACAAATGTTGACTGTGTTGGACACATTAACATCACTCATGCAGCTGGGGCGGTTTTTAATTTTAAAATCACAGTTCAAGGACACACTAACGGGAATAGTTTTGCTCCAAACCAATACAATCTTGGCTCTGGTACAGCTGGAAGTCCACAAACTGCTGTAGGTTCGTTTATATCCTGTATGGAGATTGCGCAATGAGTACATTATTCGTAGACAATCTCAAGCCGAACTTGGGCTCTACAACTCACATCCCTGGGCATGTAATTCAGACGCATAGGTTCACAACAACCACATCAGTCACATTAAATACTGGAGCTGGCAATGTTACGTGCATGGAAACCATAATCCCAAACTGTACTGCTGGCAGTAAATTTTTATGTTTTGTACACTCTCCTAATTTTAGAAAAAGCACAGGAGCTGGAACCTCTGCTTGGGCTGCTGGTAGATATTTGTTAAATGGTTCTCAAGCTAGCAACAGTCAACTTGGAGCGTTTGGTTATCCAGAAACATTTAGTGACCATAGATATGTAGTCAGCCACCCTTGTTTGATGGATGGGGTTGTGGCTGGGAACAACACAGTTGCCTACCAAATGTCAGCTCAATCTTCTGGTTCATCTTGGATATTTGCTTATCAAGGAGTGCAGTCAGAATTAATAATACAGGAGATTGCACAATGAGTTCAGTAATTAAAGTTGATGCAATCCAAAACCAGTCAGGCACAAGTTCTTTGAACGTAAACAGTGATGGTGTAATTAGGCACGGCAAAATCCCTATGTTAAAAGTTGGAATTGGTGCTGTTAATTCTCCGTCTGGAACTAGCTCTAAAGTTGCTTACAACAGTCTTAGCAGCTCACATGTCTTTGACGGTGAAGACAACATGTCTGCATTTAATACTTCGACTAGCACGTATACCATACCAGCAAACTGCGCTGGTCTTTGGCACATTTCGGTTTCTCTTTATAGTTCGGGCGCTGTCCCTAATCAATTTGCTGTATATCTAAACGGTAATAGAAAAGAGGCTATTGGCAATCACAATGGAGTTGCACCAATGATGCACGGCGCTCTTGTTAGAAGATTCTCAGTTGGAGATGAAATTCAAATTTGGACTTTTCATGGAAGTGGTACTGTAAATCAACAGCCAAACGTATACCACAGTTGGTGGCAAATGAATTTTTTAGGATAAAGATATGGCATTAACAAAACTAAATACAAGGAGTCTAGCAGATAACATAATAACAAGTGCAAAACTTGCTTCTAATGTTATATCAGGCCCAGCCTTTAAAGCTTATAAAAGTGCCGCTCAAAATGGGGTTGCTCACAATAGCACTACAAAAATTACTTTTGAAACTGAAGTATATGATACAGATAATTGTTACAATACAAGTAACTCAAGATTTACTCCTACTAAAGCTGGGTATTATCTTATAATTGCACAAATAGAACTATCTGGAGCGGTAGACGAAAATAGAGTTATGGGAGTTTTATGGAAAAATGGCTCTACTCTTTCAGAAGGTAATAATAGTTCTGGTAATAATAATGGTGTATTTCCTTCTTCAAGGTCGGCTTGGTTAGTACCATGCAATGGGTCTTCAGACTATATTGAAATTGCAGCTTATGGTTCGGCTGATGGTAGCAGTTATAATTTAGCGTATGATACTACTTATAGGTGTACAGTAGAAGGTCAATGGGTGAGGGATTTATAAAATATGACTGACATAGCACAAGCACTAACGTCTCTCGAAATCAAAGAATGGGTATTGCGTGGCGAGCCCACATCTAAAGCTGAGTTCGAGAAGATGTTTGCAAAAGTAACTGGCACAGACAAAAACGGAAGTGCCATAGAAAGCAGTGACCCAAAAGACTTTGGTGTTACTTGGGACGAGGTAAAGGCAGAAAAAGAAAGATTGATAGCAGAACAACCAATTTTAGATTTACGTGCAGAACGAAACATGAAGCTTGCAGAAACAGACTGGTGGGCAAGCTCTGACCTTACAATGACAGATGCACAAAAGAAGTATCGTCAAGATTTACGTGACATTACCAAGACATATAGTAGTCTGGATAAAGTTAAATGGCCTACGAAGCCATAAAGGGGCAATATGGAGTTAATGGTATGGAATGGAGTTCTAACGTTAATACTTGGTTTAGTCGGGTATTTTTTACGTGAGAGGTCTGCTGAAATTAGTCGATTGTCAATTCTTCTCAACAAAACAAGGGAAGAAATGGCAAAAGAATATGTGACGAAAAAAGAAATGGAATCTGATATAAATAGAGTTATAGATAGACTAGATGCGTTAGATTCTAAAATTGATAGATTAATTGAAAAGAGAGGGCGATAATGGGAAGTCAAGAAGGAAAAATTGAGAAGTATAATCCTAAAGATGCTGCTATCAACAGGCCTGTGAACAAGAAAGGTCACGGCTCTGTAATGGCTGGCAAGGTAGTTATACGTAAGAGTAAGAAGATTAAAAAAACTAAATGACCCCACAGGCAAAGCTCAAAGCGATGAAAGAGCTTACAAGTTCAAAGGGTTGGACAGTTCTTTTAGAAGTAATGAACGACGAGATTCTGGCGTCTGCCATGTCTATTGCTGAGTCAGCAAACATGGATTTGACAGAAATAAACTTCAGACGTGGCTCTATATGGGCTGCTAAGAGGATGCTTGAATTACCTGTACGTCTGCAATCAAAGCTGGAGTCTGAGGTTGCGCTGTCTGATATGGACGACAGAAAAAAGAATACAGGCAATAATGAGCAATAATTAAAACAAACCCCCCGCTTCGGCTGGAGAATGGAGAAAATAAAATGGCTACACCACAAAACCCCCAAGACGCTATGGCTGCGGTAGACAGACTGGCCTCACAACAAATGGGCGTTCCTACTAATCAGGCGCAAACACCAGCCCCTGAGAAGAAAAAAGAGGACAGCAACGAAGGCAAAGCAGCCGAGAAGGGCAGTCCCGAAACTGAAGGTGACAAAATGACCGCCGAGGCAATCATCTATGAGATTGAGTTTGGCGATGGAAGTGACCCGAAGACAAAAAGAAACCTAACACCTCAACAAATCAAATCAACGTTTGAGAGGTACAGCGCTCTTAACTATAAGAACGCAAAGTATAAGCCTGTTATGGATGTTATTGAGCAGTACATGCGAAAAAACCCTGGGGCGAATACAAAAGAAGTCGCTCAGATTCTTGCCAATTTAGCAAAGAGCGGTGAATCAAATCCTACTATGGGTAATACACAAGGCGAAAAGTCTGGCACTTATGAGAAAGATGCAGCAATCAAGTCTGGAGACATGGAAGCGAGTCTTAAAAAGTGGGAAGACGAAAACGCTGCGTCACTCCCCCCTGGCTATAAAGAGATGATGATGTCTGGAGCCCAGGGAAATCAGGGCATGCAGCAGATGCAACAACAAATCAACCAGCTGTCACAGTTGCTACGTGGCGTACTAGCTAATTCACAAGGCGTGGCAGATGCAGCAAAGAACCAAGTTGCTAATTCTCAAACACAAAATGTAATGGCTGTACAGCAACAGATTGCCAACAATATTGACAAGGTTCAGCAAGCTCTTCAGTTACCTGATACGGCAGCTAATGACTTTATGATATTTGCAGCAGAACGTGGCTACACTATGGAAGACTTTGTTGACCCACAGCTAACAATAAAAGTCATGCAAGATTTTAAGAACAATATGAATAGTCCAGAAATGGAGCGAATGAAAAACATAGCTCAAAGACGGCAAGCATTTACGGGCTCGTTAGGCTCAACACCGCAAGCTACTGCAACTAATGCACCGCCAGAAGGAGCTTCTACTTTGGACAACCTAATTAACAAGACTATGTCTAAGAGGATGCAAGGCTAATAATTGTTCAAGGCATTTGTGACAATATGCCATTTAATGAATCCTGACTATTGTATTGTACTGGAAGACCAATATGGGCCGTACAAAACACTAGAGATGTGCAAAAGACGTGCTTACGAAATATCCCGAAAAGTGCAGAGGGGATACCCTATGTACAAGCCAAAAAGGTTTAAATGTCCTAAAATTGGAGATTATGATTTATAGGGATGACAAGGGTATAGTTTATAACATATGATACTAATAACACGCAAATTGCGCTACGGCTCAATGTGTTAAGAGTTTATACGATGGTCAATTTTCCGTAACGACTCGACTGTAAAATAACCGTAACTAAATGCTATAAGGAGGTAAATTATGGCAGCAATACAAGGATTGCGGGGAACAGGAGAGTTTTCATCTGATTTCCGCCCAAAAAACTACCGTGAGCTTTTCACATTGTTGGAACCTAACGGTAACGCTCCACTGAACGCATTGCTTGCAATGGGTTCTTCAGAGCCAACAGACGACCCTGAGTACAAAAACTTTAGGGACGAACTACCAGAGCGTACACTGAAAGTGAACGGTGCTGTTGCTTCAACATCAACAACATCAGTCACAATCGACGCAGCTGACGACAACAAATTCGCTGTAAAAGGCGCAATCGTTGTTAACAGTGAGACAAGCGAAGTGATGCACGCTACTGCTGACACTACTGGCACAACACTAACAGTGACCAGAAACATTGGCGGTACATCACATCAAATTGCAGATAATGCAATCTTGTTTATCGCTGGCTTTGCAGCTTCTGAAGGTGACACTTCACCGACTGCAATCAGCTTTGACGCTTCAGTAGTCTCAAACTTCACTCAAATTTTTAGGACTGCTTTTCAAGTATCAAATACTTTGCAAAGCACATACCTAAGAACTGGTGATAAGTTAGACGAGGCTATGACCAAGGCACTCAAGCTCCACATGTCTGACATCGAGCGAGCTATGTTCTTTGGTAACAAGCACGAAGCTAACGGTTCA